ATCTTTAAAATTTATAAACCCAGAATTATTTAATAAAATAATTCAATTAGCAGAGTCTGGTTTAATTTCAGCTGGAGCCATTGGTAAACATCCAGAAGTAGTAGCATTAAACAACGGAAAAGAAATAAAATATGGAAGTATTCAAAGAATTATTACAAATGAAAAAGGACCTAAATTTTTTAAAGATCTTACAAAAGTAAAACAATATTTTAAGGGCGAAATAAGAAAAGGCGCGGAAGCAAAGATTACAAATATTTTAAGAGACTATTACAAAGGTGATAGCACAATTAAACTAACTAAAAAATATTTTCCTAATTCTAAAGAAGCTAAAGCTGGCAAATCTGCTACTGTTTTAGAAAGTGTTATTAAAGAAAATTTAGATCCTGAAAAAGTAAAAGCAAGACCTAATATTATTGGAAGTAATCAATTTGGTGATCGAAAAAAACAAATTACAGATTTAAAAAATTTTCAAACTTACCTTGGTAAAAATGTAAAAAAATTTACAACTAAATCTTTAGCGGAATCTAATTTAAAAAATCTATCTGACAATGCAAACACTGGTAATATTAGAAATTTTATTTTTAGAACTAACGTTTTAAGAAAATTATATAATAATCCTGAATCTATTCCTGAAATAAAAGTAAATGAAAAAGTAAAAGAATTTATTAATAAACTTCCAGCACAAGATTTTATTGAAGAAGATTTAAGAGCTCTTGGTTATTCTGAAGCTACAATTAAAAAAATGAATCAAGTTGAAAATGCTGTGCAAAAAATGACAACAGCATCTACACAATTAGAACACGCTTTACCTAGAGCTTTAATTAGAAATTTAAATCTCCCTAAAAAATTTAATTTAACAGCAGAAAGAACTACAAATTTTTTAAATAAATTTAAAATGCAGTTTGATGCACAATTAACAAATGCTGCAATGACTTATGTTGAAAGTAATCAAACAGCTGCTGATTATAAAAAATATATTAACAACGTAAATAAAATTAGAAACAAAGTTAAAAATCTAACAGGTGGTTATGAAATAGGTTATGTTGATTTTGATAAAAACGGTAATGCAATTCCTAAAACAAATCAAATGTCCTTTTTAAGAAAAGGGGATGCAGAAAGTGTAAAAGCAAAAGGCATAGAAAATTTTAAAAAAAATATTAAATACCATAATGCTTTATTAAAAAATTTTAATAAAAACCCAGAGTCCGCAGATTTTTTTACTTTAAGAGAAGAAATAGAACAATCTCCTAGAGCATTTGTTCAAGAAAAATTAAAAGCAGAATATGTAAATGCAGCTCCTGCTAAAAAAGCTGCAATGGAAGCAAGGATTGGATGTGCTGAAGGATGTTTTATTAAAACATTAAATAATCAACCAGAAAAAGTTATTCGTTTATATAGAGGTGAAGAGCCCGCTAGAAAAACTGAATTATATAAATCTTTTAAAGGTCAGCCTAGTATGTATGAAGAGTCTTTAAAAGGTAGATTCTTTTTTGATAATCCTGCAGATGCAAGGTATTATGCACAACGTCAAGGAACTTTAACTGGTAATGTTAAATCAGTAGATGTTCCAGAAAAAATGGTTAACATTGGAAAAAAAATGGCAGATAGAAGAAGAGGACCAAATTATTCAAGCGAAGTAATTCTTCCTAAAAAATTTGTTGGAAAAGAAAAAATTAATATACCACAAACAGCTTTTGCTAGAGCTGAAGCTGTAGTTGATAAAATGAAATGGGATAACGTTGTTGGTGCATTTACAACTAAAGATGGTGATATTGCAACACAAGCAGATATCAAAACATACGCAGCTGAAAACCCTATGGAAATTAAAGTTGGTGAAGAACCAGTAAAAGCTGCAACCAACAAAAGTGTTTTAGGTAATGTTGGTAAAGCTTTAGCCAGAGTTGGAGCTCCATTACCAACTGCATTAATAGATTCATACTTTATAGGTCAACAGGTAAAAGAAGGTAAAGGCACTGCAGAGATTGCAAGCAATCCATTAAACTGGTTGGGTCTTGCAACTATGGAGCCTTTATCAAAAGCTGCAGGTATTGCAGAAGGTGGTGGTCTGAACAAGGCATTGCGATTAGGATTGAATCCTGCTACAATTAGAGGTATAACAAGATTTGCAGGTTTACCGGGACTTGCAGTAAGTACAGCTATGACTGCATATGACCAGTATCAAAAATACAAAGATGGAGAGGGATTCATCTTCAATTTATTAAACCAAAAGGGAACCGAATAGATGGCTACAATAGATAAACCACTTCCAAATGTTTCAGAAACTGTAATAGAAGTTCCAAAACAGGAAGAATTAGTTAAAGAACGAGAAGAGATAATTGAAAAGAAAAACCAACAAGGTAACGTAGAAGTTACTATGGATGAAGAGGGTGGTGCAGAGATTGCATTTGACCCAAGAGCCATAACTGAAGAAGGTGGCCAAGATCATTTTGAAAACTTAGCAGATTTTTTAGGAGAACAAGTTTTAGAACCTTTGGGTGCTAAAATGGTAGACCAGTACAACGAATACAAAGAGTCCCGTGGTGACTGGGAAGAAACTTATAGAAATGGACTCGAACTATTAGGATTTAAATATGAAAGACGAACGGAACCTTTTAGAGGAGCTAGTGGTGTCAATCACCCGGTTCTTGCAGAGGCAGTTACGCAATTTCAAGCGCAGGCTTATAAAGAGTTACTCCCGGCTGATGGACCAGTACGAACGCAAATAATGGGCACGGCTGATGTAGCAAAAGAAGAACAAGCTAAACGTGTTAAAGATTTTATGAATTATCAAATTATGGATCAGATGAAAGAGTATGAACCAGAGTTTGATCAAATGCTTTTCTATCTCCCTCTCAGCGGCTCTACTTTTAAAAAAGTTTATTACGATTCCCTCTTAGGTAGAGCCGTGTCTAAATTTGTACCAGCGGATGATTTAATTGTTCCGTACTCTGCAAATAGTTTAGAAGATGCGGAGTCAGTTATACACGTTGTAAAAATTTCTGAAAACGAATTAAGAAAACAACAAGTGTCAGGATTTTATAGAGATATAGAATTAGGCAAACCACCTGTTACAGAAAATCAATTACAAGATAAAAAATTAGAGCTAGAAGGAATTTCTAAAGATGGCCAAGAAGATCAATACACTTTGTATGAAGTGCACACTAATTTAGACCTAGAAGGTTACGAAGATATGGGTGAAGATGGTGAACCTACTGGAATTAAATTACCATACGTTGTAACTGTTGCACAAGCAGGACAAAAAGTTTTATCTATTAGAAGAAACTACAATCCACAAGATCCGTTGAAGAAAAAAACAAACTACTTCGTGCAGTTTAAATTTTTACCCGGAACAGGATTCTATGGTTTTGGTCTGATCCATATGATTGGTGGATTAACTAGAACAGCTACTGCAGCATTAAGACAATTACTTGATGCAGGTACTTTGGCTAATCTACCAGCAGGTTTTAAATCTAGAGGTATAAGAGTTAGAGATGATGCACAACCATTACAACCTGGTGAGTTTAGAGATGTAGATGCACCTGGTGGTAACATCAAAGATCAGTTTATGACTTTACCTTTTAAAGGTCCTGATGCAACTTTATTACAATTAATGGGTATTGTTGTACAAGCAGGTCAAAGATTTGCAGCGATCGCTGATATGCAGGTGGGAGATATGAACCAACAAGCTGCGGTTGGGACTACCGTCGCTCTTCTTGAAAGAGGCTCACGAGTTATGTCAGCGATTCACAAAAGATTATACGTTGGATTAAAACAAGAATTTAAATTATTAGCAGAAGTATTTAAAACATACTTACCACCGGTGTATCCTTATGATGTGCCAGGTGCAAGACGTGAAATTAAAGTACAAGACTTTGATGAACGGGTAGATATTCTACCTGTTGCAGATCCAAACATCTTTTCTCAAACACAGAGAATTAGTTTGGCACAAAGTCAATTACAACTGGCGCAATCAAACCCTCGTATACATAATTTATATCAAGCATATAGATCAATGTATGATGCGCTGGGGGTAAAAAATGTA